GTTTAAGACTCCGCTCCTCCTATATATAATATAATTTTTGAATTTTTAATACAAATGGGACAGTTATGCCGTTTCTAGGATACGTTAAATCGGCGTTAGTAGGCGGGATATATAATGGGACGAAAAGCAGGAAAACAGAGTTATACCAAGGAAGATGCCCAGGCTAAAGTACTGGCACTCCTTGAGCAAGGTGCTACAATCACCGCCGCCATGGCAGCCGTCGACCGTCAGGATACTGCCTTTCGCCAATGGTCCATGCAGAACCCCGAGTTCAAGGAAGCCTCTGACAAGGCCCGTCTTATGGGTAAAGGCATTAAGGCTGATTTATCCGAACTTAAGGATATGCCCTTCCATGAGTTCTCTGAGACCTTCCTAGGCTCTAAACTATTTAACCATCAGTTGGACTGGATTGACCTGATTGAGGGTAACACTCCTCGCTGGCTACCTTCGGGTATGACGTATGAGCCAGGAGACCCCAACCGTGTCCTGATTAACGTGCCACCCGAGCACGCCAAGTCCACAACGATTACGACTAACTACGTAACCTACAAGATTGTGACCAACCCTAATACGCGAGTAATTATCGTTTCTAAAACCCAGGGTATGGCTCGCAAGTTCCTAGGCGCTATTAAAACGCGCCTTTCCCACCCTGGCTACATGCGACTACAAACGGCCTTCGGCCCTAACGGTGGGTATAAGGCGGATGCAACACAATGGTCCGCCGACATGATTTATCTAGGTACAGGACGTGACTCTGGCGAGAAGGACCCTACGGTTCAAGCATTGGGCTTTGGGTCTCAGATTTACGGAGCACGTGCTGACCTGATTATTCTTGACGACGTGGTAATGGGTTCAAACGCTCATGAGTGGGAAAAGCAAATTGAGTGGCTTCAAAAAGAAGTTATAACCCGTTTGGGACGCCACGGTAAACTTATCATCGTTGGGACTAGAGTAGCATCTGTCGACCTCTACAAGATGATTAGAGATGGCTCACAGTGGACAGGTGGCAAGACCCCCTTTACATACTGTGCTATGCCTGCTGTACTACAGTTTGACGAGAAGCCTAAGAATTGGCAAACCCTCTGGCCTGAAACAGACCAGCAAGAAAATGATTTGGACGATGTACTTGAAAATGGATTATACCCGAAATGGGACGGACCCTCGCTCTTTAAGCGTCGCTCTGAGGTCGCTCCGTCTGTATGGGCTATGGTCTACCAACAAGAAGACGTCCAAGAAGACTCGATATTCTCTCCAACCTGTGTGGCTGGCTCAGTCAACGGAATGCGAAAAAGAGGACCTCTAAAGCCAGGTGCTCCAGGACATCCCCAGCATGTTGAGGGTTATACCATTATTGGACTTGACCCTGCTATGGCAGGTGCAACAGGTGCTGTAGTATGTACCTACAATAGAGCAGATGGGCGTATCTACGTTCTAGATGCTGTCAATATGACAGAGCCTACTCCTGCTAAGATTCAAAATCTTATTGAAGATTGGGTGGAGAAATACCGCCCGCAAGAATTGCGTATCGAAATCAACGCACATCAGAAGGCTTACGCCCTGGACGACAATTTACGTAACTTCCTAGCAGGTTACGGTACGCAACTTAATTCTCACTTTACAGGTAAGAATAAATGGGACACTTCTTTTGGTGTGGCATCTATGGCTACGCTCTTTGGTAATACCCGTGATGGGCGTTTCCAGGATAACAACATTATTGAACTACCAAGTAATGAAGGCTCTGAAGGTCTGAAGACCTTAGTGCAAGAACTCATTACCTGGAAGCCTGACACTAAGAACCCAACTGACGTAGTTATGGCTTTATGGTTTGCTGTGATTCGTATCAGAGAAATGATGCAGCGCTCAAGCCAGGCAACACAGTATGCAAATAACCGATGGGCAACTCGCGCACAGGTTGAACGCAGATTCGCAATCAATCTAGATGACGCATTTGCTGACCAATGGTCACAACAATACAGTTAGGATAACAATGGCATTATCAATGGAACAGGTAGCAGCACGCGTTGAAGCGCTACGCTACCGCAACAGTGAGCGCGATGCTCGCAACCAGGATGTCCTTGCTGTCCGTAAGGGTCAAATCTCACAGGTTTACCCTGACTTCTTCCCAGATGGCGTAGATGCCAACGTAGTTGCTAACTTTATCGATGTAGTAGCACGCGACCTCTCAGAGGTTATGCTCTGACCTATCAGTACAAATGTACTCAGGTGCAGACTGGTATCTAACATATGGTTTCGTTCCGTTCATGATTGAATTGGACGAAGAAGCAAAGATGCCGCGTATCCGCATAGAAAATCCAATTGGGGCCTACCCAGAATTTGACCGCTATGGACGCTGCGTTGCATTTGCTAAACGATATATAATGACTCTTGGTGAACTTGTTTCACAGTTCCCAGAGTTTGAACGAGAACTACTTGGCGCTAATGGCTACAAGCAGGACTTGTACTCACAAGTAGAAATGATTCGGTACTACGATAAAGACCAATCACTTATCTACTTGCCAACAAAAAAGAATTTAGTTTTATCTTACGCGGCTAATCCCCTTGGTAAGATGATGGTTGTCGTGGCGCGTAAGCCATCCATTGATGGTGAACTGCGTGGACAATTCGACGACGTATTAGGTATCCAACTTCTCCGCAACCGTTTCGCCTTATTGGCAATGGAAGCAGCAGAGAAAAGTGTTCAAGCACCAATTGTATTACCTCAAGACGTACAAGAACTCCAGTTGGGTGGCGATGCGGTTATTCGTACCGCCAACCCTGCTGGCGTTCGACGTGTCGAATTAAACATTCCACAAGGCGCGTTTACAGAATCACAACTTCTTAATCAAGAACTTCGTGCAGGTACTCGTTATCCAGAAGGACGTTCTGGTAACATCGATGCAAGCATCGTTACTGGCCAAGGCGTACAAGCACTCATGGGTGCATTTGATACACAGGTCAAGTCAGCACAGGCAATCTTTGCTTCATCACTACGTGATGTTATTAGCATGTGCTTTGAAATTGATGAGAAGATGTATCCAGAAGAAAAGACCATTCGTGGTGTAGATTCTGGTTCTCCATACGAGATTACATATAAGCCATCAAGAGACATCAAGGGAGACTTCTCTGCTGATGTTCGTTATGGTATGCTTGCTGGTCTTAACCCAGCACAGGGACTTATCTTTATGCTACAGGCTCTAGGTGGCGGTCTTATCTCTAAGGATATGGCTATGCGTGAACTACCATTTACGGTAAACGTCACACAGGAACTTGAAAAGATTGAAATTGAAAGTATGCGTGCATCACTTCTTGGTGGTATTACTGCAATGGCTCAGGCTATTCCAGCAATGGCTACATCAGGTGGAGACCCAGCATCTATTGTAACTAAGATTGCGGGAGTAATTACTGCACGTCAAAAGGGTACAACTCTTGAAGATGCCGTTGCAGAAGCGTTTGCTCCAGAGCAACCAGTTCCTCCTGTTGGGGCTGCACCTTCCCCTGTTGAGCAGCCGTCCCCTGTTCCAGGCGCGGCTCCAGCAGGAGGCCTTCCACCAGAGGCTGGCATGGGTATGGCACCAGCGGCACCAGCACCAGATATCCAAACAATTTTATCTACCCTCAGTGGTAGTGGCAAGGCAACGGGACGAGTAACAACTAGGGGATAAAATGACTACGCTAGTAGCGATACAGGGTGACGGATGGTCGGTATTAGGGTGTGATTCTCGTCTTAGTGACGAGCATGGACGCTTTCAAGTAAGCAAGACACCAAAGATTGTAGAAAACAATGGTGTGTTGATTGCTGGTTGTGGTTCATCGCGTGCTAGTAACGTGTTGCATTATGGTTACGTGCAACCTAAGGCAACATTAAAAGAAGATTTAAATATCTACATGACGCAAAAGTTCATACCGCAAATGCGCAAGAACTTTGTAGATGCAGGTATTGATATGAAAGAGGACGGCGATGTTGCGCAGAACGAAGGCGGGTTCCTTATCTCAATCAAGGGGCAAGTTTTCTCGATTTCTGATGATTATTCTTGGGATACCGATGTTCGTAATGTATACGTTATGGGTAGTGGTGGAGATGTTGCCCTCGGTGCATTGGCAGCGTTGGGTGTGGAAAAAGTAAAGACAGTTAATCAAGCAGAGGCAATGATTCGTAAAGCAATTGCTATCGCAATTCGATACGATAACATGTGCTCTGAGCCAATTTATACATTTAAACAATTTAAGTAGGAGGCAATCATGGTAAGTGGTGGACCAAATGGAGGACCCCAGTATAATCCTGCTAATGTCTCTGGCGTAGGTGGGGCTGGACAAAGCGGTGACTATACAGGCTTTGCTTATGGCCAGAATAAAGCAATCAACCAAGACCGTGTGACAGGTAATCAAGCAGTTAAATCTGTTAAAGCAGCAGATGATAGAGCACCAGATGCACCATACGGTGGTATGAATTTCCCAGAACTTGGCACACTATTTGACCCAGATACCAACCCAATGGAACCAATGACTACAGGTGTAGATGGTTTCCGTGGCGCAGGTTCAGAGGCGTTACCTAAGAACATGCAGAATAACACTCGTCCAGATGAGAATGCTATGATTGCAAAGCAATATCTACCAGACTTGGTAATTGCTGCACAGTCTAAAGATGCTCCAGATTCATTTAAGCGTTTTGTTAACTTCTTAATGGCACAATAATGGCAGATGTAACATTCATGCCTGGCAGTTTCTTTGATAATGTAGACAAGTTTGCAACTTCACTTGGTTATCAGAATGCAGGAATAGTATTTGAACTTGCTTTAATACCTTGGAAGTCAATAGATGACCGCGATGCTTTCATTATGGGTGTTACTGGAGAAGACGTCAAAGGCGGACGAGAATATAATTATATTAAACGAGATTTCTAGGAGGTAGCAATGGCTTGGTGGAATGATTTCACAACCTCTATTGCTGCAGTACCTACGGCTCTTAAGAGACTTACTGGTGGTGGAAACTACCTTAGCGATGAAGAACGTGCAAAAGAAGAGACTCTTCACAATACCGTAAAGGATGCCCTACGTGGCATTGATTCATTTGCAAGTAATGTGCCTGGATTTGGTGTGGGTAAAAAAGTAGTTAAGGGTGTTGGAGATAAGTTACTCCAAGGCGCTGTTACTCTCAATCAAGAAGTTCTTTCTCCATACATTTTTCGTCCAGTATCAACTGCTGCACTTCTTACAGACTTTCAGTCTCCCCTTTATAAGAAGGGTCAATACGAAGAAGGCTTTCAGTTTGACGATGTAAAGGCTGCATATAATCGCAGTTCTAAGGTGTCTGTAGGTCAAGCACTTACATTATCAGATATGACACCTATTAGCGGTTTAGCGGCAATGGTTCTACCTATGGGTGGACTAGATGTTAATAAGATTGATTTGTGGAATGACCAAAGTCTTAAGCAGAACTTTGTAGATAACGCAGTAGGTCGCTGGTTTACTGGTCTTACTGACTTTGCAGTTGGTAACGCCGTACTTGGTGGTGTAGGACGAGTTGCAGTTGCTGGTGGTAAAGTAGGATTTGGTAAGGCTGGTCTTTACACTAAGAATAAAACTGTAGACCAACTAGCAGCCGATATGAACAATGGTATTCAGTATGCTAAGACTAATGGTGCTATGGGTTCTCAGACCGTATCAGGCAACCATGCAGTTGTACTAGCAGAAAGCAAGGACTGGGGAACTATTACCAACCTTGTTTCTAAGTATAGTACTAACGAAAAACTTATTCCGCTTATTCATGAAACAACCGATGCTGATGTAGTTAAAGATTTGCTTCTTGCAGATAAGGGTAATATTGCTGCATTAGAGCGTCTTGCTGCTACTTCACCAGATAAGTTGTTTGATTTGTCAAGCACATCATCTCAGTTGCAGAATAAGTTCTTGCAAACTGGACAGACATACATTCCAGAAGGTGCAGCAGTACCACGCCTGAAATCTGCATTTGATGCTGCTATTGCTAATGAGCCACAGTTCATAAAGATTCGTGATGCATTCTTTGACCCTGACTACAGCCTAACTCCTGGCGGTAAGTTATTTAATCCAATGGAACCAATCATTGGTAAGTCTGCAGCAATCCGTGCAGGCGCGAAGGTACGTGAATTTAAGTCAGTTGCAGCATACCGCGAGTTTGACAAGTTTGCTGATATCTTTGAGACTAAGATTGGTAAAGGTTTTGGTCGTGCAAGTGTACGTCTAGTGAAGTTTGGCACACGCCAATCAGAATACAAGCCTCTAGGTTTTGTTACATTCTCTGGTGTACGCCCACTTGATGGTCGCGTAGAACTCAATGCCTTCCTCAATAACCTTAAAATATTCCGTAATGGAGCAGATGAAATTGAAATCGCTCCAGGGGTAAATGCAAAGGTAGCAGATGTTCGTCGTGAGTTTGAATCACGTTACATGAATGCTCTTGGAAAGAATGAAGTAGAAGTTCTTGATAGTATTGATGAATCAATCGGCCGTATGCTTGCATACAAGGCTGGTATCTATGATGAGCGTGAAATTTCAGCACACATCCGTTCATTCCGTGGCAATGTAAACCGTGGTATTGAATCAGTAAAGCAAAATGGCTTTGGCATTGGTCATGATGGTAGCCAGATTCTGGTAGACCCACAGACTGTTCGTCAGATGACTGAATCATATCGCTTCACACCTTGGGATGCAATTGAAGGGCAGTTTATTGCAACCACTGAAAAGAGTGGTTTAAAGGCTGGAGCACGTGCAACAGCAAATATTGGTCAGCAAGTATTCCGCGACCTTAACCGTCTATGGACATTTGACGTACTTGTACGCCCTATGTACATTGTTAAGCAGTCACTTGGTGAGCCTATTGTAAGTGCAACTATTGCACAAGGTATGGAATTTTTATGGCAAGATGCTGCAAACATCGGCACTAATGCCCTTCGCAACCTAGGCAATTTTGCCATGGGCAAGATATCAAAGACTGCAAATCGCAAAGAACGTATTGCTGTCAATAAAGCAGTTCTTGATAAGAAACAAATGTATGCTCGCGCAGCAGCCATTAAGGATAACGCACAGGCTTCACTAGAAGACTTGCTATCTGGTAATACATCTCCTGCAACTAAAGCACAACACTTAGACGCAGCACGCGAAGCACTTAAGTCAGCATCATCTATTCTAGATGAGATTGAACTAGACCTACGCTCTGCTGTAGTTCCATTGGGTGTAAAAGAAGCAATCCCAGGTGTTACAACACTAGAGCGTCGTATCGCATTCTTAGAATCTAAAGCAACTGCTTCAAGCAAGAAGACAGAGATTGCAGCAGCAAAGGCTGCTATTGCTAATTACAGGAACGTCATCAATAAGATGGCTAGTAACAAGCAAGTTATTGTTGATGCTGACAACGCAGTTGCTGCAGCATATCAGAATATCGACAATATTCTTAATGAACTAGGTACAACGCTTAAGCAACAAGCAGATGTATTTGGCAAGACAGAGAAGTTTAAGAAACGTTACTATTCTAGAGAATCACAGTATCGTATGGTTAATGGTCAGTATATGGCAATTGATTCATTTGTAACTGGAGACAAGAACTTTAGCGCAGCAATGCGTGCTGAAACTAGCAACGCACGTACAGCAGATATTAACTTCTTAGGTGAACTATCTGTAGGAACTCGCAAGTCTCTTATTGAGCGTAAGGTTCCATTAGATGTAGTACGCGTATCAGACCCACTATACTTTGGTGAGTTAGAATACATCGCTAACCGTGTAATGCGCGGAGACCCACTTATTGACTTAATCTTAGGTAACACACCAATTGGTGAATTGCAACGTTGGGCAAATAGCAGTGCAGGTCTATCTTACTTGCGTTCATTTGATGTATTTGACCCTAAAGAGTTTAATTCATACCTTGCAGATAAAATTGCATTGGTTAACCGCACATTTCCATCATTTGAGGCACGTGCAGCCATACTTCAACGAGAAGTAACAGGACAAGAACTACAGAAGTGGCTTGCGCCCTATGTAGATGAACTCTACGATATCGTACCAAGTAACTATAACTATGGTTCAGCCAACCTAGGTGTTGGCAGATATGCTGAGTTGAGTAATGCTGTTAACAACTTTAGTGCAACGATTTTCCGTAAGATGGCTAGTGCTGAAAACCCTATCCGTAATGCGTTCTTTGATAACGTTGCATTAGATGCAATGGCCCGCAAAGCAGAGTACATGATTCAACAAGGTATCGAAATGACACCTGCACGTTGGAATGCACTTCGCCAGTCTTCTGGCCGTGAGGCAATTCAAGAACTCGAAAATCAGAACTTTGGCGTAGATGAGAATGGTAATCCAACTCAAAATCTAGCAGATATGACGCACTTAATCCTTCCAGGAACCAAAGAAATGGGTCTTGGATATATGGATGAAGGTCTTGCATTAAATTCAAAGTCTCTTGGATTCTTACTTAACCAACCATCTCCATCATTTATCACAGCACTATCTGTTGGTAAACTAATGCAAAACTTCCCTGGTACCGAAGAAGGTATCAAAGAAGCGCTGACTGTTAATGGAACTAATTATTTTGATATTGTCTTTCCTTACGGAGCGCCAACATCTTTAACTAAGCAGTTGACTCCACCATGGGCTAACTCGCTATGGAATGCTGCAACTGGTAACCCAGGCAAGGCAGACTACCTAGCATCATGGCGCTCAGTCTATAACTACCACAAGATGTTGGTAGAGATGGGCGTTACAGATAAGTTCCCATCAGATGCAGAGATTGAAAGAGAAGTAAAGGCTCTATGGGCTGAAAAGTTTATTTCAGGCTTTGCTTCTGTTACTGGTGTACCTTTTAAGGTAGAAACCAACCCTATGCGTATGTCAACTAACTTGTACTACAAGTTGCTTGAGAAGTACAATAAGATGGGTTACGGGACACAACAGGCACGTGATGCTGCAGGCGATGAAATGCTTGCTATCATGGGTCCTAAGTTTATGCTTGACCGTATTACTTTTACTGGTTCTACAAAGAACATCAGTATCCCAGCAACATACGAAGCATACCAGCGTGTATTTGAAGATAACGATGAACTCGTTGGCAAACTTGCTTCAATTGAAAAGGGCGATGTTGGATTGGTAAGTCTATTGACTGCCGACCTCAGCAGAGACCCAGCAGAGCAGTCAAGCAACATTCTTGCTATCTTAAGTAATCCTAGTCTTCAACTTCCTGGTACTAGCAAGCGTATTAATGACTTTAAGTTAACACCTCAAGAAGTTGAGCGTGAGCGCATGAAGCAACGTACATGGGACCAGTACAACCTGGTTCGTGATGCACTAGAGGCTAAGATTACTGATGGTAAGACATTACGTGCTCACCCAGAACTAAAGGCTCCATTGGAGCAATTGGTAGAGTCTACA